TGAATAGAAACACCTTCTGCCGAATCCATATACAAGCTGCCACTGATGTTATCAGCTCCATTGAAGTTCTGTCCCCAAATGCGTCGTGGGACTGCCAACCGCACTGCTTTATCGGCAGTTGTGGCATTGTCTACCTTAGTGCTCTGCACGTAATTAGAGAGACCATTGATGTCACTTGTTGAATGGGTGTGACTGCTAGGTGTGAACGTGCTCGGCTTGTTAGTTACATCTGACCAAGATACACTTGTTGACGTTGAACCACCACTTCCAGTAGGAATTTTCCAAACGAAATCACTACCATCATAAGTCAGTACTTGACCATTAGCAGTAGGGAAAGGATTGTCACTATTAAGTTTGGTAAGAAGAGTTCCCAAAGAAACACCACTGCCTCCCGATGTACCGCCACCACCGCTCCCTGCGTTGTCGCTCAAATTCTTCATATACTCGCAAAGGTCAACGAGGACACCGCCAACACGCAATGCTGTGTTCTCGCCCACCTGCGTAGCGTTCTTGACCGCTGCCGCCTGCTGTTTAATTTCGTCTATTGTTGCCATATATTAATCTCCTATTGAATGAATGTGTGCCCTCGTTCCTCGCTGTGCTTTCACTTCCCCTTTCGGGGTGAATGCCTTGAGGTATTCGAGTGCATCTGATAAATATCTTTCTGCCATATCCATGATGTCGTTGTATTGCTTGTTGTTTGATGCATCTTGAACGTGGTCCGAATAATCGTCTCTGTGGCGCATTCCACCTGCCCGGCTTATAATTGTTCCATCCGCTCGGAACAGCCTCGCATACGTGAAATAAGCGAGTGCTTTGCGTATTCCGCTGGTGTACTTCTGCACCTTGGTTTCGCCTTGGCTGCAACCGCCATCCTTCTTTGTGGTATATTCTCCACCGTCCAGGAAGACCGCAGGCTGGAAATCGGGCAATACAGAATCACCCCACTCTCCCTGCTCGGTCGCTGCCTTGAAACGTTTCCACCCGATGGCTGGTATGATGTTCGTGTCCTCGCTTTCACGAATGTATGCGTTCACTTCATTCTCATCCAGGTGTGCGCTGGTCGGTCGTGCCAGTTCCCGGAACTGTCCAACCGTGATAAGTTGCTTTCTTGTCTGTCCTCCCATAGGCTCAATCAATTAATCTATCGTGTTGTTTCCTGCCGCTTCGCTGCTGATATACTTCAACGGCTGAAGCTTGGGATCTAGGTTCTGAATGGCTGGATCGTGCCAGTTCTTGAAAATCTTCTTGAAGGCTCGCTCGATGAAACGCTGCTCGGTCGTCACTTCGCCTGCATAGTACTCGTAGGCATCCTGCATAACTTGTCCGCTGAATCCCAGCTTGCCAATACGGATTGAGTAGAAGAGTTCTTGGTGGAACTGTGCGTAGATTCGCTCGATAACGCTGCTGTCGGTTACGCTGAACTCCTTGTCGAAGTTTTTTGTCGGGAAGGCGACAACCTTCGGTTCGTCTTCCTCGTTCTCCACCTCGACCGCAAGAATCTTCGCTGTGTTCTCGTCCCCCTGGAACTGCAAAAGGTCTTCATCGGAAATCATCTGTCCGCTCTCCACCTCTTCGCCTTTCTCATCGAACTTAGGCACGCCCTTCTTGGTTACGAGCATACACGATACGAGGAAGTTGTTTCTCACGTTTCGCATCTTCACGTTGCCCAGTCCCTCATCGGTCGAAATCTCCGTGATGGCTGAATCGTAGCTGGCTGTCGGATAGATGAACTGTCCGTCTAGGCTCATCCAAAGGACCTGCCCCTTGTAGCTGTCGATGCCGCCAGCGTTCTCAATCTGTTCAAGAACGATGTCGGGGTCGGGGTTGAAGACGTTGATGCGCTCAATGGTCTTCTCGTTCACCATCAACCGCTTTCCGTTCCTCGTTTTCTTCTGCTCCCAGTCGGGATGCAACAAGACGTGCGCCACGTTCCCCTTGTCGTCCGTCTCTTCCAGTCGGCAATTCTCGAAGGGTACGTGGCTCACGCTCGACACCTGCCCTAAAACGTTGTAGTTAACATGAAGGGCAAATCCCCCATAGCGTGCGAGGTCTTGCGCAACGTTCCGAAGCAAATCGTCTGCTGTGTCCCCTTGCCAGTTCATCGCTAACGCTGCGATAACATCGCTGTCGAAGCCGTAGCCCTCAATAAATCGGGCGTAGCGGTTAAGGCAGAGCATTGCCGTTCCGCTGGCTTCCGTGATGCGTTCGAGGTTCTGCGGATATAGATTATCATATCCGTATGCCTGCATCTTGAATTGGCTCACGTAGCCAACATCAACCCTTCGCTTTGGCTTTTTAACTGTCTTAACGTTCATATTGCTTGTGTCGTTTTACTTGTTGTTTTGTTATTCTTCCTTGCCTGCTTTTTCGGCTTGATCGATGTCTTTTTTCTTGTCGCTGCCTGCTGGCTGCTCCTTGTTCTCGATGAGTTCATCGCTGGGTATCTTCTGAAAGTAGCTCTCCATGTGTGGGTACTTCGTCAGATATTCGTGCGCTACCTTGTCGGTCAGGTTCTCATTCGTGAAAATCTTACCGTGGTAGAAATCCGGGCAAGAAATGATGAAGCCTGCCTTCATTACGTAATTACATTGCTTTGGCATAGCCTTTTCTTTTTTGAGTTTCAGATAAATTTCTATCAGAGCATCGTGGTAACACTGCTGGCAGGTTGTCGGAACAAACCGCTTCCGTGTTACCTCGAAATATAGAGTTTCGATAACTGCCTTGTCGGATGGGTCAAAGGGGCTGTCAAACCGTTTCTTCAACTCCCCGACCTTGGCTGTTGCTTCCTCGTAGGTCATGGCTTAACCTCCTACGGCTTCTGTTGTCAGACTGGCGTACTTGGCTGCCGTGGTCTTGCTGTCTGTGTCGAAGAAGAAATAAGCTGACTTCGGTACGCTCTCCTCTTCCAGCGTGATAAGCCAGCCACCCTCGGTGTCGTCTGAGTACTTGTCGTTTTCGCCAGAACTTGCCTTCAGTGCCTGCGCATATCCGAATACCTGATACTCTGCCTTTCCGTCCGCTCCCTTAGAGAGGTTGCGAAGGATGATAACGAACTTTCCATTCGCCAGTCCGTCAATGATATTTGCGCAAACGTCAGGTGTGTTTGCCAATACCACGACTGCTACGGTGTTCTTCCAGCTGCTGCGATACGTGCCAACAGTCAACTCGGTCTTGGTTCCAGTGAATGGCTTGCTGCCTTCCTGCCGGATAGAGTATGCCTTCTTGCCAGTCTTCAAAACCAATGTGCTAATTGTATTACCAACGACAGCAGACTTGGTGAAGTCAATGTCGTCTCGGTTGATGATAAGTCCATCGCCCTCCAGTCCCTTCGTTACTTGGTCTTCGCAAGGGATGATGATGTCCTGGGCGATAAGGCTCTCGCAAGTTGTTGCCATATTAATTCGTTTTTAATTGTTATATCCCCAACACCGTTTTGTGGGTGTTGAGGATTGTCAAAAATAACTTAATACTAAACTGAAAATTTGGAGCGATTAGTAAGCTGCATGGATCATGTTCTCTTCGAGGAGAGCCGTACCAATCTTACCTGTAGCATAGAGATAGTTTCTGCGCTCCTTCTGGTCGAACCAGATGTCGAGGTCGCTAATGAGTGAATCAGCGTCAGTACCAATCATGAGGTGCTTAGGATTGCAGAATACCGCGCGGTGTGGAAGGTTGACTGTCGCTGTTCCCTTCTCGTATGCTTTAATCATTCTGTCCCAAATGCCGACACGTGCAATCTTCACTCCGTTGTAGGTCGCTACTTCGAAGCCATCGAACAACTTTTCCCACGGCATAATGTCGTGGTAGGTCTTCTTGAGGTCGTAGGTCAATGCGTCAGCAAGCGAGCGTGTCATGAGCAATACGGCATCGCTGTCGTCAACGATACGTGTGTCTGCATCCATCAAGATTGTATCTACAAGTGTAGTAGCCGCACCACTCTTGCGCAATGAAGAAATCTGCGCTGCTTCCGTGGTCTCGCTGTTGGCTGCGATGGTTGTATGGTTCTTGGTCACTGTGGCTGCAAAGATGCGCTTGAACAGACCATCGCAGACGTTGAAATTACTAACATCTAAGCCTGCTGTCAGCTTGCCGCCACCTGCACCTGCCAATGCTGCCGCCTTGTCGCCAAACCAGCCGAAACGCCAAATCATTTGCTCCATGGCTCGCAGGAGTGCATCGGAATAGATGGTCATGAAGTCGGTGCTGGTGAGGTCTCCAATGGCTGTACCAGTCTTCAATGAATACTCAGCGATAGTTCCCTTCAATGCCTCGTAGCAAATCTTAATAGGAATCTCCCACTGTCCGAGTTCCCAACGATTCTGAGAGTTGGCGATGCCCTTCTCTTCATAGGTAGGGTCGCAGCCTCCACCCTTCTTGCCGACCATTTCCATCTCTCCGAGAAGAGCGATAGGGTCTTTCTCTTTGACCTTCTGAATGTTCACGAATGAAGAGAAATCTTCATCGTTGTAGAAGGTTTCCTGCACGGCATCCTTGATGCTTGCGAGGTTTTCTGGCTGGAGTTTAAGGTTCTCCAGCTGCTGTTTCGTAAATCCTGCCATTATTTTCTTCTGATTTAATGGGTTAATACTTGTTACTTCTTGCCCTTTTTGTGGAGCTTGGCAAGTCTCTCCTTGATAGCGTTCTTACCTTCCTCGACAGCGTTCACGTTGTCGCCTGCGCCCTTGCCGCTTGGCTGTCGCTGCGATGGCTGGTAGTGGCTGCTGTAGCCTGCCAACACCTTCTCAGCACCGCCTGCCATCTTCACGGCATTCAGAATTCGCATGTCTTCCTTGCTCTTCGCAAGTTTCTGTGCGCCTATAAGCTGTGCCTTGGTGTCATTCAACTGCTGTTTGAGTGCTGCTACCTGCTGCTGCAACTTGGCTACGGTGTCGTCGGTGCTTGATGCGCTGCCGCCTTCACCGCCCTCATTGTCGGTGTTGTCCGTCTCATCATCGTCTGCTGTCTGAATGTCGGTAATTACACCGTCCTCGACAACGATTGTCTTTCCATCGGGCATTTCAAATGTTCCGTCCGGACTTGCCTTGTCGCCAACTTGCGGATCTCCCTCTTCACGCTCAACGGTCAGTGTCTGTCCGTCCGCTGTGTTGAGTTCCATAGCCTTTGGCTCTACCTTGGCTTGTGGCTCTGCCACCGCCTGCTCTGCTTCTTCCAGTGACTTCACGCCCAACTTGGCGAGAATCTTGTCAAGGAGAGAAGCCTTTACTTCTGTTTTCTTCTCCATTGCTTTGGGATTTTGTTGTTTTGAATTAATGAATTGCTCTATGTTGCGCTTCGATGCGCTTGCGCTGAGTGCTGAAACGGTGCTGCTGATAAGACCTAGGCGCAAAGCCTCGCTGGTGTTGATGAAGATGTCCTTATCCATCAAGGCTTGTATCTCTTCCCGGTCGCACTCGCACCGCTCTACGTATGCGTCCACCATCTTATCCTGCCACATCTGCATTTCCTCGCCCAGGTTCTTCAAGTCCTTTGCGTTCAGCTGGTCGCCCAACCCCCAGCCGGGAACCCAAGGGTTGTGCAGGAGGAAGGCAGCGTTCTCGTATGCCTTGCGGCTCTCCTTTGGTGCTGCGAGCATGATGATTGTGGCCATAGATGCTGCCTTGCCCTCAACGGTGCAGGTTATCTTCTTGCCGCTCTGTCTCAGTCGGTCGTAAATCGCCCAACCTTCGACTACAGAGCCGCCATTGCAGAAGATGCGCATATCGATTGTATCATCGTCTTCCGGTATGCTTGCCGCAAAAACATCTATATCTTGAAAACACACGCAGTCACCACCCCACCATTGATACCAAAACTTGTTGTCTTGGCAGTCGATGTCGTTGTATATTCTGAGTTTTGCCATTGAAACGTGATTTTTAAGTTTTAAAACGCTGCAAAGATACGATATTTTTCAATATGCTTATCTCGTAAACAGTTAATTTTTCCAAACAAGCCAAAATTTTGCGTTCTAAGCGGCTTTTGCTGCCTTGGGCGTATAACTTTACCACCTTCGACCAAAAACCGCTCAGAACGCAAATCTTTATGAAATAACAACACCATTAGAGCCTGCTGATATTCTCTATCGTCTGCACTCTACGCTGGGTGCGGTTTATCTCCTCAACGCTCACTACTGGCTGAGGAGCCATCTGATACCCTCTGGCTACAGCTGCCGCCAGCATATCCATGCCGATGTTGCTGCCTCCGTTGTTTGCTACGATAGGCACGCCACCGCCCAGCTGGTTGAATGCGGATAATATCGGACTGAACATCGAAGTCGCCTTGGCGGTCATTACACTCTCGCCATTGGATAGCCTTGCCGGGATGCTGTCGCTCGTTCCAGTGCCTGCTCCCTGCACATATCCACCAACAGAAAAACCCTTTACGAGTGCTTTTGCTCCTGAAAAGGCTGCCTTGACAAGTACCATCAATGCTGCTGCGCTCGCCACACCAAACCACGACTTGCTTGCAATCTCCTTTGCGAGGATTTGAGCATAGTAAGCGTTAACTGCTATCTCGATTGCGTCAAGTATTGATGTCAGCATCGATTTAAGGAAGGAATGAAGCGATTTATCCTCGCTCTCGAAGAACTCGGACAGACCGTCTCCCATGGTCTGTATCATATCGCTCATCATTTTCAGTTGATCTTCCTGCAAAGCCGCCTTTTTCTTGTTTGCTTCCTCTTGCTCCTTGACTTCTGAATCGCTCAAATCCTTCTGTAGCTGCTCCTGCACGGCTGCATAGTCCTTGTAGGCGTCCATCTTGCTCTTAAGGAAAGCCTTGTATCTCTCCAGCTTGGCTGCATCGTCTTCCTCTCCAGTTCCACCGTTCATAATATCCGAATCCTTGCGTGCCTTCTCTGCTTCCTCGAACTCCTTGTTGAGTTCGTCAACAATCTCCTTCGCTTGGTTCTTGATGTCCGCTTTCGCCTTTATCATGATGTCGAGAAGTTTTGCCTGCATTTCCTGCGCCTTTTCCGCTCCGATTTGCCCTGCCGCCACGTATGCGTCAATGCTTCGTGCCACCATATCCTTCTCCAGCTGTTCGAGGTCGTTGCTGTAGTCTCGCTCGTTGTCGTACATACCTGCGAGGTATCGCTTCTTTGCGTCCATGACCTTCTCGTTGTACTGGTACTGGATAAGTGCAATCTGTGCCTGCAATTCCTTTTCCTGCTTCTTCCTGCGCTCTGCTTCTGCCTTGGCTTCCGCTTCCTCTTTGGCTCTCTGCGTCTTAGTCTTTGTGGTGCTACCCTTGGTGGTGCTGCCCTTGGCTGCTGCTGGTGTCGTTCCCTTGTTTCCGTTCACTGGCTCGCTGCTGGTCGCTCCACCGTTCACGCCAACTAATTTCAGATGTTCAAGCCTTCCGTTCACGGTGTTCTCGAATCCGTCAGCGAAGGAATTGCCTATCTCTATGCCAGCGTTCTTGATGTCGTGCCATACTTCCTTGATAGTGCCGGATAAGTCAAACATCTCCTTGAATCCCTTCTGTGCCTTGGATAGGTCGAAAGTCACGATACCTTCGAGAATATCAAGCATACCCTTTGCTTGAAAGCCCATCCTCTTGAATGCATCTATTACAAGATTGCATACGAGTTTGACTGCGTTCCACATCAAGCGGAAATTTATGACGATCGCATTGATTATCCCTCGAAACAGAAGGCTCTCATTGTACCAGTCGATGAAGTAGTTTATCGCTTGAATCACTCCCTTGATAACTGCTGTAAGTGATTTCTTCGCAATCGTTGACAACTGAGCCTTCATTGTCTCGAATCCACCCCCGGTGTAATCAAACAATGAAGCCATTGCGTTCTGCAATTCCTTGGTTGCGTTCAATTCGTCTTCTTGCGCCTTGGCAATATCCCCGGATTTCGCCTTCACCTTATCCATGTTCAACTCAACGTCACCGAGCATCTCGATATATGCCAATCCGGCATCCTCTCCCGGACCACCGAAGATGTTGGCAATTGCGCTGCCTACAGCAGCACTTGACTGTGGGAGTTCCTTCAACTTATTAGCCACCTCTTGCATAACCTGGAATGTGGTCTTGCTTCCGTTCTGCAAGTCCTTTTGAACTTGCTTGGAAGAAATACCTATTCCGTCAAGCGCAGCAGCCGTAGCGGTTGTCATTTCTCGCAGTCGTAGATTTCCTTCCTTGATGGTATCAACACCCTTGTCGCTGAAGATTCCCTCCTTGGTCGCTTGCGTTGAGATTGCCACCATTTCCTCAGCACTCAGTCCGGCTTCCTTGAAGTATCTCGGGTATTCCTTAATCGTGTCGAGAAACTCACCGTTTGCGTTTGCACCGCTCACCAGTCCGTCCTGCATAATCTTCAAACTCTCAGAAACGGAAATGCCGAAAGCCTTGCTCATTGTATTAGCAGACTGCATAGTCTCCTTAAAGTCCAACCCGAAGGTGTCGGATACCGCAAGAACCTCGTTGCGCACGGATTTCATTTCGACTCCAGTCAATCCGGTGAACTGCTGCGTCAGTCGTGTGGCTTCCATCAATCCCTTATTGTAGTCATACCACCATTTGAATGCCACCCCTGCCCCTACAACTCCTGCCAGTCCAAGGAATACTGGGTTCGTAGCCAGTCCTATAAGAGTTGAGCCAAAAGCCTTGACGTTAGGGATAATGCCCTTGACGTTCTTTCCGAGGTCCACTACTGTATTTGCAAAGCTGCTGATGCCTTCACCAACACCTCCACCGCCTCCCATCGGTACAACGTGCTGAAGGTCTTCAGCAAGGTCAAGCATTGAGTTGTAGTAATTACCTACATTCCGGTAGTATCGCTGGGTCTGCTCCTCTGCCAGTTTAAGTTCTTGCGTGATGTCATTTATATGCTTCTGTAGTGCCTGCCCCTTCGCTCCCTCACGCTCTGCCTTCGCCATTTCATCGTACTTCTTGGTGGCATTTGAGAGCTGGGCACGCAGCTGCTTCAAGCTGCCTTCCTGCTCGTTCTCGGTTCGCACGTTGTTCTGGATCTCCTTCTGCAAGGTACGCACGTTGTACTGGTATTCCTTGATGGTTGCGTTGATGGCTTCCGTCTGCAACTTCATTTCGTTTGTCGTGATGGTCTTGTCTTTTTCCTGCTGCTGCAAGTCCTTGATACTTGCCTTCAACTGGTCTATCTTCTCCTTGTATCTGATGATGCCATAGATTGCATCCTCGTACTTGACCTTTATGTCAAGAATCTGCTGTTTGTCTTCACTTACCATAGTTCATTCTTTTTAGTTGTTCAACTCTATCATTGTAACCTCGCAGTATCCGCTGCTTGTGGTCTTGACTTCAAGACAAGCAAAATACGCTCCGTACTGCGCAAGGTACACTGGCTTCGTTTCATCAAAGTTCAGTATCTCCAAATCCGAAAGGTTGAAACGCTCCGTTATCTGGTGTGGGTTCGCGATCGTCTTTCTTAATCTATTCAACTTGTTGTCGAAGATGTCCTGAAGGTTGATGTTGAAAGCCAATTCCGCATAGCCTGCATTGTTCGTCAGATTCACTATTCGGTCTTTACATGCCTTGTATTTCGTTGCGACTTGTCTGGTTATCGTGGTGCTGCCAAACGTGGATTGCTTGCTTTCCCACTCGTATATCGGTATGCGGTTTCCGTCCGTGGCTGCGAATGGAAGCGTACAGACGTCCTGCGTATATTCCAGCGTCTTGTTGTCTATAGTCATATCCGCATCGTGCTGCTGATATACGGTGTCGTCTTCCTTCCACTTGTAGATATTGTGCTGGCAGTAGTCCTCTACGCTGAAATCGGTCTGCCTTGGATGGTTGCAGGCTTCGCTTGGGATGAGCTTCTTCGTCCAGTCCACCGCTTGCGCCTTGTCTTCCCAAAGGTTCACGATGTCTGCAAACGTAAGTATGCCATCAGTAAACCGCTGGCTTGGAAACGTTGATGTCAGAATGCAGATACACTTCAAAAAATCCGTTACCTTGATGTCGGGCAGGTTCTTACCGATAGGGAAATTACCTCCGTATGGTACTTCATCGCTCTGACTGATGCTTGCAGAAATGCGTCCGTTGTACCCACGCAGTCCTCTCAATACCCCCTTACCGTAGTGCTTAAACTCGAAGGTAACGATGTCGCCCTCTTTAAGTTCAATCTCCCCTCGTCCTGCTGCAAGGTGTATGAACCGTCCGTTCACCTTGTCCGAGTCGTAGTCTGTAATATACCTTCTAAAAGAAGCATTATCTTCGTCTATCTCCTCGCCTGCGATGTATGTCTTGGTGTACTCGCTTTCCTCTTGGTCGCTCGTATGCTTTGATACAACCTTGACTTCAACGTAGCAAGGCTTGTAATTATATACTCCGTTCTGTTCTGTAGAGCCTTCGTAAGAACTTCCGACATACCCATTCGGGCGTGCATTCGATGCATCCCACGACCAGTTTATCTGAACATCGAAAATCATCGTGCAGGCAATATTTACATTAAGCTGGCTGTATCTGTGTCCAATCTCCAGCCCATCGAATACCTCCGATAGACTCGTTGCTTGGAAGTCGAGAATACCGAGGTTCTCCGTTGAAAAAAAAGTGCCCTCTAAGCTGCCTGCAACCGTCTGCACATCTGCCTTCCTTGTAATCAATGGGACAGCAAGCCCCTTGATGGTTTCTTTTGCTCGATTGCTCCAGCCGAATGCCACACCAGTCTGTGCCGTGATAAGGTCTATAATATATTGCACCGTCACGCTTGGCTGGATTGCTCCATTGTCGGAATAACCAAAAGATCCACCTCCACCAAATGAACCACCGCTCGAAGAAGTCTGTACTTCCCTGCCGCTGGCTCTCGCCCGGCTCTCAGTCTCGCTCTCAACTTGAATGGTCGTACCAGTGCTGTATTCCTTGATTGCGTTTATGACAAGCCACTCTGCCGTGGCTGGTGCTTGAAGGTCTATATTGATAGGCATACTCTCGCTTGTGTACTTCACGCTGTACGCTCCGCTCGAATGCACTTGAGATAACTTACCGTCCGATAGATAAAAAGCCGCCACACCCGTGCTTAACGCCATATTTATCATCTTATCTACCGAAGGTTTGATGTATATTAGAATACCGGAAGGCTTGCTCTTTACCACGTTGAACTCTGTTTCTCCGGCTGCATTTATCTCATACGTTCCCCATGGTGTTGTCTCTCCGGTCTCCTTGTTCATTGCTCCGTATTCTACAGAGCCTGCCTTCTCTGCTCGAACCCTGATGGATATTGTCTCCATGGCCACGCTCGTTTCGATATTGGCGATGCACGCTCCTGCATCCACGAACGTTCCGAGAATATGATCTGGAGCTGGTAGTGACGGATAGGTCTCTACTTCTGTCTTCCCGGCATCATCGGCAAGGCTCAGAACGTTCTTGTTTATGTCGAGTATTGCCCATGTTCGATAGTCTCCCTTTCCCAACACTTTGCTGATGGTCGCTCTCATTCCAGCCTCGAAAGGTATGATTGCGCACATGTAGGTCTCATCGGTCAACACCTCGCCCGACACGTACTTCCCGACCTCTGTTCCTGTTCTTATCTTACCGCCAACGAGTGAATATGTCGTGTTGCTGTTCCCTCCAACGTTTCGGTCATAGCCCTGCCACTCCTCGCTTGATGTCTTGACCGCTGCCGTTTCGTATCTTCCATAGAATACTCCCTCCGATATTGCCTTCTCGTAGGTGTAGGAGCTGTTGTTTCTGTTGAACCGCAGATACTTCGTGCAATTCAACTCGTTCAGCTTCAAATCTGACGATTGAAGCGTTGTCAATGCTTGGAACAATCCCCAATAAATCGAAATTTCGATGGTTTCCTTGACGCTCAGGACGCTTGCCCTTCCGTTGCGGATAATCTCCAGTCCATTACGGAAATAACGTGCTGTGTGTAAAATATAGGGGTATTTGCTGCTTGTGCTCGGTTTCCCTGCAAACTCCAGCACCGCCATATTGTGTGCTGTCTTGGGAAGATTGATGGTGTATGTCGTGTTGGCGGTCATTTTCGTGATGTCACGAAAAAGGTTGCTCTTGATGTCGAGCGTGATTGCTGTTTCCTCGCTCATATCCATCAAGATGCCATCGATGTAAAGTTGCTGGTCTGTCATAGCTGCTGAATCTGTGTATTGTTAATAACCAGGTTGCAGACGAAATCCTGCAACTCTGCCGTTGTCTTTGTGTACGTTCCTGCCTTAATTGTCACACTCTGCCACTTGTCGCCACCGAGGTACATATCCACGACTGGGCTGCTTGCCAAGTCTTGCAGAAAATCGTACGTCTCGCTATCTACCAATGGTGCGCAAAGCGGTATGGTGTCCTCTCTGCCGTAGCCCTGCCTTCTGCCGTTAGCTCCGAGGTAGCCGAATATTGTATCGTCATACTCTCCGAGGTTGTTGCGCATGAAGCTGGTGTCGCTGCTTATCGCCCTGCTCTCATCGCCTTGCGTGAATAGCCAGTAGCGATAGAAGCCGTGACGATCAACCCAACGCAGGTAGATACCATTCTCCGTGTTGTCGGTCTTGATGGCTGCCAGTTCCGTGTACTTCAAGTAAAAAGTGAAGTCGAAGGTCGTGTCGAAAGTCGCCTGCTGCTTTCCATCATAGTCCTTGATTGAGTAGGATTTCGCTCCTGCCTTCAGAACCTTGCTGGTAATCTCGAAAATACCCTGCCCTGCGAGGTCTATATGCTTATTTGTAGCCCTTCCGTCCGCATACACAAGAAGGCTGGTTTCCTCGCTGATGTATAGACCGAAGGAGAATGGAAAGTTCGTGAACCATGTAAGCGTCTTTCTTGCGTTCCACGTCTCTCCTGCCCTCATCGCTCCCCAAACGTAGAAGGTCGTGTAACTGAATGTTGCAAGGTCGCTCCCCTCGCTGTTCTTGACCTTCACGGAAATATCGAACACTGCCCCGAGGTTACTCTTCTGGCTCTCCCTGCTGTAGTCGATGTTTCCGAAGCTGATGCCATCGAAGAGTGCCTGCACATATTCCCGATAGTCCATGATGCAATTATCCGCAAACGCTTCCACGCTGTACGTGTACGTCTTCGTCTCCCTGCTGATGGTAGCCTCGATGCTCGCAACACCCGAGCCGCTCGCCTTGATGATGCAGGGAAGGAAAGCGAAGCCTACAGCGTCCGCATACTTAATCGTGATGCCGTTTTTCTCTGTCTGTCTCATACCGTCTCATTGTTTAGTTTGATACTTCCCACCGACTGGTGGATTAAGAAAATAAGTCTCTGCCCCAGCCGTTTCATCATGTCGGGCACAACGTTGCTGTACACGTCAGCCCTGCCGCCAGTCCGGTGAAGCTTAGAACCCTTGCTGGCGATGGTGTGGGCAATGGCTCCTGCCATGCTCATATCTCCACGCTCTTGCGGTGTGTACTTGTGCGGTCGCTGGGTCTTGTAGTGTATAGGAGTGCCGTGCAGTCCCTTGTCCTTCATCCACTGCCGGATGATGCCACGGAAGCCGTATGGTATCTTTCCTGCCCTTCGTCCGGTCTCCAGTACCCCGAATGGCTTGTGTCCCCAGAGGATGGTCTCATCCTCGCTGGGCTGCTCAACCTTTAGGCTCGCTATGGTGCGCCCCGATGCGTTCTGCCCATTGATCCTGATGTGGTTGATGATAAGCTGCCGTGCTCTCTCCACTTCCTCACGCATGATGATAGATGCTGCCTTGGGGTCGAATTGAATACCTCCCTTGCTCATACCTCACACCCTCCTATGCTCTGTGTCAGCTGAAGGGAGTACATTACGCCCGACACGATCGTGCTCAAACGCTCGATGATGGTCTCGTAGTATTGCTGCCCTTCCAATGGCTCGAACTGGTGCGACTTGTTGATGGCTCGTATCATCCTCGCCCCTGCCAACTTCATTCGGTCGATGCACTCTCCGTTGTCTTCTCCTTCCGCTCCCATCGGTACGGTGTCGAGATAAGCCAGGGCAACGTTCACGGTGTCGTAAACCCTGCCGTTGCGTATCTCTGTCGTACCACTGGCTGGTATGATGCACACGATGGCTGGATAGTTCAGTTTCTCCAGCTTGGTGTCTGCTGTGTCCCAGTCCTCGAAAAGGTAGGTGTAGTCCGGTAGCGTGTCTGCTGCCAGCTGCTTCAATGTTTCTCTGATTGTTGCCATAATTATCTGGATTTACGTTTCATTTCTTCCGCTTGCAACTTCTGCAGGTTCCGCTCGTACACGCTTCTCTTGTTGTCCATCTCCATGCACTTGTAGATGCGAAGCCATGGTGTCTTCAACACTTGGTCGTGGTCGCTGATACCCATCCTTACCGCATACCAGTCCAGCATGCCGAACAGTCCGAATCGCAGGGTATCGATGCCTGCCTCCTTCTCCAGTCTCGTTGGCTTCGCTGTGTCGGTGCTCTCAAATAGCTTGTTGATGCGCTCCACCTCTGATGTTACCCAGCCGATGAGCATAACGACATCAACCGCCCTTGCCTGCTCCACTTCCTTGTGGCTCAGACCGAGGACGGTTGTCACTATCTGATACAGACTTTCTTCGCTGTCTGATAGCTGGGAAAGGTCAATCAGCTGCCCGATGGATAGCTGGTTGAGATTGTCGGGCACTTGTTTCTCCCCGACAAAAGATGGTCGTGGCTGCTTGCCGATTTTGTAGCTGGTGTGCCTTGCCACTGCCAGCCAGTACTTGAATGTAGTGTTCTTATCCATACGCTTTATAATTTTGTCGTAGTTATTGTCTCAATACGTGCGCCTTAGCCGTTCCGTGGCTCGCTACGGATAGCTTCTTCAAGGCCACGTATCGTATTGCGTCTATGCCGTGGTTGAACGCGTCTATAGGCTGGTTCGTGGTTTCTCCATCCCTTGACTTCTTCCACTTATACTGCTGCATGTTCCCGATGATGCCGTTGCTTCGTCTGGTTATGTTGATGCGGAAACGCTTCAAGATGTCGATGCCATTGTTGATACTGTCCTTGCCCTTGGTGCTGCCTATTATCCACAGCCCTTGGTTGTGTATCTCCTGAATGCTCTTAGGCTCTGCCGAGTCTGCAATGATAAGGTCTCGTTTTGTCAGTCCGTTTTCCTTGCATCGGTCTGCGATGTCGTCATTCGTCATTCCGGGCTGGTAGATTTCCTCATCCACCCATAACTCTCCGTGCGCCAATATAAGGTGCTCCACTGCTGTCGGGTCGTTGGTAAATCCGAAGTCCAACCCCCTGCATTCCATCTTCCACTCCTCCCTTGGTGGCAGCTTGTCAACGATGCCCCAGTTGGTGAAGATAAGCCCGGTTATCTTTCCAGTAAGTCCACGCGCATATACTCGCCACAGTTCGGGGTCGTCAATTTCTTCAATTTTCTTGTGTTCCTGCTCAGTAAGGAATCGGTTGTTTCGGTGGTCGCTTAGGATCAAGCGGCAGTCATCCCTGCCGATGATGTTGTTGTGTACCCAGAACCTTGCGCTTGGGTTGTAGTCGATGAACACCTGCTTTCGGGTTCGGATGGCAAGCTGCCAAAACACTTCGTAGGGCACACCGTTCGCCTCGTTAACGAACAGGTAGTCTCGCTTACCGTTCTTGGCATCCTGCGCATCCTGGTAACTCTTGAACTCGATGATTGAGCCGTTCTTTCCTCGGTAGCTGCTGTCGCTCTTGTTGTTCTTGAACCAGTCCAGCAACTCTGCCCTTGAGTGCAGGATGGTGTCGAGGTCTCGCATGGCTCCCACCTTCAAGTTCGGGAGGTCTTGACCGCACACCGTGATAATTGCCATGGGGTGTTCAAAAGAAAGCACTATAAGACGCTGCATAATGGTGTATGTCTTCCCCGAGGACGTGCCTCCTTGGTTCACGAGAAACCTTGGCTTCACGTCCGCATTCGGGTCATACAGTTCACCAATAACGTCAAATAGTGCCATTCTTCAAACAATAAAACTTAAAACAAAAATTATTGTAAAATTATTCTTTATCCAATCCTTCACGCTCGATTACTTCCTGCTCGCTGGATGCACACTCGTGCCCCGAGTTGATGTAGCGTACCTCGATGCCGCCTTGGAAGCCTGCGTTCAAATCAAGCACGACCTTATCCAGTCCGAGCAGCTTGCAAATCTGCGTCTCTGCCTTGATGATGATGTCGAGGTAGTGTGGTTCTCCGAATCCTCGCTTTTCGGCATCGTACATTATCGCCTTGACGGTCTCGATGGAAATCTGCCTTCCTTGCTCATCTCGGAGTGGCAGTCCATGCTGTGTTGATTTCTGCACGTGGTAGTCTTCCTTGGACTTCTCCCACGCTCCCCAGGCTTCACGTATTACCAGTTTTAGCCTTGCCACCTCGCTGGTAATCTTTTCGTCTGTGTCGGTCAGCCGCTCTTCCCTCCACTCCTTCAATAACCGCTGAATGTCGCAGTGCGCTTGATTGTATTTCGGTCTGTCGAGCCGTTTCCTCACCTCTGCCGTGATTTCTCGCTCCGTCCATCCCTTGCGGTATAATGGTGCGATAATCTGCAGGCGGTTCTCGATGTCGATTTTCTGCGCTCGATGTTTGTTGTTGTTACCTTGTGGCATATTTTGATTTCTTGAAATTTATTTGATTTTTTATAAAAATTCAACTTGAAAAACTTGCATATTTCAAATAAATTTCGTATCTTTGCAAACGTAATAAGGGAAGTGTCCTTATTTACTGAAACCCTCCGAGGATGAGGGAAAAGTAAAATGAAATCCCAAAGTCTTATGAACGTACTGAAAATTTCATTAAAGATTTGGAAAATAGAAATCTTATCATTTACGATTAGATTATTCTAACTCCAAGGGGTGGTGCTCGAACCACCACCCCACTTTGGGATTTCGTTTGCAAATTTACGAATTAATTTTCATATCACCAAATTTTTAACATTATGAGTACTACGAATGAAACTACCTCCAAATCTTGGGGAGGTGCTCGCAAGGGTGCAGGGCGAACGAAGAAATACGCTGCAACATTCTATTTCGGTGCTACCGAGGACGTGGCTAACATCTTGGCAGGGGTCGATAAGAAAGACCGCAGCGACTTCATCAATCAATGTATTATTAAAGCGATGGGCAGGGGTTAATCTCCTGCCTTTTTCGTTTCCGCTCCCTTGGAGGTTATTTTGTGCGAATTTTGCGTGTGTGCCGCTCTTTCTGCAAACTGGCGTAGTTTATCAACCTTGAAGAGAAAAGCCGACACATCGAAACTATTCGCCATGCTTCTTAAACTCGTCTATCTTGACTGCTTTCTCTCCAGTCAGCTTTTCCCAGCGTGCAATGATAACATCGCAATAATGTGGGTCAAGCTCCATCAAGAACGCATTGCGGTTTAACTGCTCGGCTGCGATAAGCGTTGTGCCACTACCACCGAACCCGTCATATACATTCCAACCTTCCTTTGTGCTATTGCCCATCAAATAAGCAAAAAGCGGCACTGGCTTCATCGTAGGGTGTTCCCTTGATACCTTAGGTCGAGCCATATCAATAACCGTTGTCTGCGCTCTGTCGTTGAACCAATTGTGCGCACCTCCATTTTTCCACCCATAAAGACACGGCTCATGTTTCCACTGGTAGTCCTGCCGCCCGAGACAAAGCGAATCCTTGTTCCATATCAATGTCTCACGTAGCTCCAAATCTTTCGTGCTCATCAAAGCCTCTCTGAACCACATCGAATAATTGTCGCTGTGGAAAATATAGAAAGCAGCACCCTTCTCCATGGTTTCTTCTGCTGCCAAAAATGCAGCCGACAGAAAATCCCGGAACTTGTCATTGTCCATTTTGTCGTTCTTGACCGTCAGCCCATCCGTTCTATGCTTTCTCTTGCTCATCATAGCAGAACCTTCGTAGCCATATCCAACATTGTATGGAGGGTCTGTAAGATACAGATTAACCACTTGCCCCCCCATAAGGAACTTGACCTGCTCTGCATCCGTTGAGTCACCACACATAAGGCGATGTTTTCCGAGTTGCCACAGTTCGCATTCCTTGCACCGATGTGGGATTTTCTCTGTATCCTCATCGAACTCATCGTCCTTTGCCTCCTTCTGATCCTCGTCTGCCTGCTCTCCATTCTTCAATGAATCAGCACTCATCCACCCTTGCAGCTGCCAGTCTTGAATACCCCAGTCCTTCAAGAGGTCGGTATTCCACTGGTTGTTCAACGTATCAACGTCCCAGTCTCCGAAGCCAGCATTATCTTTGATGATGAACTCTTTTTTCTGTGCTTCCGTGAGGTCTGATGCCTTGACGATGGTAGCAGTTGGCTGCTCCTTCCACTGGCTCCAGTAGTTGGCGATTGCCAGCTTCTCAGCATCGGTCAGTCGCTGGTCTGTGTCGAGAACGTCCATGATGGCTTCCGGTGTCATGCTCACGATGTGGCAGAGTGCCCTCGTTCTCATATTGCCACCCAGGGCCTTGTAGGTCTCATCCACGACTATCGGGCGAAGCTGGAGCATCTTCGGGAAGACGATAATGCTCTTTACCAGCTTTTGGAAGTTCGCCTCTGTTATGGTTCTAGGGTTCGCTTCGTTCTCGCTGACCCTCGAAAGTGCGATTTCTTCTGTTTTCATATTCTTTTTGTTTTAAGTTCGAAATACTGCTTATTTGATAAACAGTGGCACAAAGATACGACTTTTTCGCTTTAGTTGTTCGTTCTTCGTACGATTTTAACTTTTCACAACTCTTCGTTTTTTCTCATCCATCAAAGGCTCTGATGGTCTTCTGCAGGGTTGTCTGTGGCTTCTTTGGCTTGACCTTGACCGGGTATCCGGCACACACCCAGGCGAGGAGTAGTGCGTCTCTCTGGTCTTGGTTCATTCTCGGCATCTTTCCGTCAGAACTCATGAAGTAGGCGATTTCGTCTTGGGTTATTTTTCCGTCCTTGCCATTCCAGCACTTCTTTAATGGCTTGATTATCTCGTAGGGTATATTGTAATGCTTGCAGCACTCAACGATGAGAATTCCGGTCTGATGGTTCATTCCGGTAGAGCGTCCGATTGCTGCTGCCTTGACTGCACTCATGAACCGATTAAGCACATGCCAGTTGCTTTTATTGAGCCAGCCGCCTTCAATAACGACCTTTACCTTCTTGCAACTCTCGTTCATAGCCTTGAGGTAATCTATCAAAGCCGGGAAGTCCATCTTGTAGGCTAAGAATGTTTTGTCATCGTAAACTGCACCGACACCGCTTTCGTTGTTGTCCGGGTCGATTCCGATTATAACTGTTCCTTTTTCCATTTCGTTTTATTTTTGATTTTCTTTTTATTTTGTTATTTTCTTGAATTTTTCGTTCTAAGCCATTATCTCTGTGTCTGTGGGTAGTTATTCGGGTTGCGGAATCTTACGCGCGTGTGTGCGCTTGTGTGCGCTTGTGCGCTAGCTCCCTACTATTCCTATCCTCTACCCTATAGTCCCTTCTCCTTTCATCGTCTTGCTGGCTTGAAACAGAAAAATCGAGGGAGTGCCTGTCGATTTGCAAATAGATGAATATCTTATAACGGAACGAGTTTATTATGCAAGCACTCCCTCTTTGGATCTGTTACTTCATGTTCCACCTCGCTTTCTTTGTTTAGAGTGGGCAGCGTTGATGGTCTGCCCAGCTGGTTAAATACTTATTTTCTGTGATTCAAGGATTGCTCCTTCTTTTTCTTTACACGCTCTGCAAGCCACATGAAGTGCTCTGCCGCCTTCGGGTCTCTGAATATGGAAGCCTTCACTTTTAGATTGGTTCTTTCCAGCTTCTTTCTTTCGGCTTCAATTCTCCGCAGCTTCTTCTGCTTGTCGTTGTAGCCCTTGACCTTTTCGGGGTTGGCCATTCTCCAGTCGCTCGCACGCTCGATCATCCTCTGCCGGTTCTTGCGGTAATACTCATAGTTGTACCGGGAGGCACTGCGCTTTTCACGCTGCCTTTTTCTGTACACCTTGATTCTGTCGGGGTTTGCCTTTCTCCATTCCCGGTTTTTCCTAATCATTTCCTCACGGTGCAGGACGTAGTATCTGCGTGCTCTCTCACGATTGTGCTCTTTGATTTCCTCGTCAGTGTACTTCTTCTTTCTTCCCATTGCATTCCTTGATGTCTTGGTGTTCAACATATTGCCTGCGAGTTGGACAGTACCTGCCGTTGATGCAGTTTCGCCCTCCATCGCAAGCCTTGCACAGTTCACTCGCCATACGCTCTCTAGAATGGGTCAGACGTGAAGGCGAGGTGCTCATTGCCCTCGAATGGGATGCAGCTGGCGAAGTCCCCTGCGTGTCCGCTGTGGATAAGTAAGACGTTGAATCTCCACGCAAAGTCCTCTCCACGGTCACGGACAAAGAACGCAGGAAGCCAGCTGCAGTTATTTCCGATCTTTACCAGCACCTTGTCGAAAGGCTTGAAGTCTTGCTGCTTCTTGCTCTTCTCCCAGAGGATACAAGCCCTTTGGAACACGGTGGCTTCGCCCCAGGTCGCTTCTCGCAGTTCCTCATGTACGCTGATTCTCAGGTCGAAGGCTTGGTCGGTCACGAACTTCTCGTTCTCGATTTCGTACTGATTACCGAATGTCAGCGTGTCCTCGCTCTCGTTCTTGCCGATGAGCTTGCCGATGATTGTAATCTCTCCGTCCTCCTCATTGAAAACGTAGAGTTTGCCGATTTCAAACGCTGGCTTCTTCGGCTTCTCAATCTCCAGGGTTTCGAGGTTCAGTTTGCCGCCCAAACGTTCCTCGATGGCGTTGATGTAGGTCTGAGCAGCATCCTTATCTTCAATATGATAGCTTTGTGTATTCTGCATATTCAAATAAGATATATGTCTCTTTTCACTTACACTAATCCAGTGTTTACCTTCAAATGTAGTATAATCATCTTTTGAGAAACCCTTAAAAATTATATGACTGTCGCTATCATTGCTAACCAGTACATCGCCCTTCTTCCAAGCGAATTTATTCCAGTCTCTCATTTCTTTGGATGGGAAAAGCAGGGCTTCTCCTCCCTTCATCCATTTGCCGTGCTTGTCGAAGGAGTAAGATCCGTTCTCATTCTCAGTCCAGATTGCTCTCGATTTCTCCTTGTCTGCTGCAACTGAAGTGAACTCAACATTTCCGCACATTGGCGTGTAAAGTGGGGTGCCATCTGGCATGCCCTTCAAAATCTCATAAATATCAATATCTTTCTGTTCCATAACTGAATATTTTTTATTGTTTGTTGTTTTCTTCTTCTGCCTCGATGGCACGGAATATCTCGTAAGCCACTTGTGGCACCCAGGCATTGCCGTAAGCCTTTATGGATTCTTGTCGCCACTTGGGGAAAGAAATGGTAAGGCTGTCCACATCAAAGGGAATCCCATCATTTCCTCTACAAACAGGGGATTGAGTTGGGAAGTGCTTCCAGTGACCTTCTTCACAGTGTCGGGCAAAGTCTCGCCATACACATTTCCGTTCACTTTCTTCACCCCAGGATTGGTACATCCCTTCCAGTCTCTCGCTGATGGCGTGGGCATCATGCCGTTGAAGTCGAGAAAGTCGGTCAGCCCATTCGGACGAAGTGCTCCATTCTTTCGGCTGTACATCCCTTTTGCACCCTGTTCTTTCAGTCCCTTCACTCGGTTGGAGTGTTTTACCTCCATTGCCGTAGGAGTGGGAAGAAGACCATTGACCGCTAAGGCTGTTAGACCTTGCCCCATCTGGGAATTGGGATTGATGGTCTTGGTGAACTTGGTGGCTTCTATGCTGCAAGGTGTAGGTAGAAGTTTTGCCACTGCCATGTCTTCTAGACCTAGACTGTGGTCTGTTTTTCCTCTTTTTGGATTTCTTCGCCCTCGCTCGTTGATTTCCATGTCCTTGTGAGGAATATCCATCGCATTGGGTGTGGGCAATATGTCCGAGAACATCACTTGTGAAGCCAGGCTTCCGTATGTCGTTCCGTTCCGATAACCGTTCTTTTTGGCTCTTTCCTTGAATTTCTTCGGATCTTCGGTTATCATTACTGCTGTTGGGGTTAGAAGGAGTTGTTGATATTCTTCTTGCAACAATCCATACTCTATCCCTTCTGTGGGGCGCTCCGACACTGCAAGCTGGAATAACAATCGGTTGGACGGAATATCCTTCGGCTTCGAGGTCTGCACAGATTTTGTCGAGGGTGAATCGGCTTTCCTCTCGGTATAGGTAATTCTCTTCGAAAAGATAGTCTGTGCGTCCCATCTGAGTGACTTGGCAGGACTCCACCATCGTCTTGATTCCATTAACGTTTTCACCAACGACCCAAGTGGGGTGTATCTGCCGTATCGCTCGAAGCATCTGTGGCCAGAGGTAGCGGTTATCGTCCGCTCCCTTTCTTCTGCCAGCGAGGGAGAAAGGTTGGCAGGGGAATCCTCCTGTGAGAACATCGACCTTGCCGTGCCACTTTGTGAAGTCTGTTTTGGTAATGTCTTCATAACTTTCTGAATTTGGGAACCAGTATTGGAGCACCTTGCGAGGGAACTCTTGTATCTCGCAATGGAAGAGGTTCTGCCATCCCATCATGGATGCCGCGACCTCAGCACCACCGATTCCGCTGAATAAACTAGCGTGATTCATATTGCTTACTCTTGTTTCTTTTGTCTGTTACAGCTTGACGTGTCTCAGTTTCTTATACAGTTCCACCAGCTCCAGGGTATTGAGCCAGAAGTCGGTGTTGCCAACGAATACGTGATAGCGGTGGTCATCCGTAATGATTTCTATCTTTTTCATTTCTTATCTGCGTTTAAAATTGTTCGGGTCCGCATTGTAATCCTTGAGGATACATTCGAGAGCCTTGATTTCATTATCTTCCAGCCAGATGTCTCTGTAGCCAACTGACAGATGATGAATACCAAACTCACGGACCAGTTTTATATTAACTCTTTTCATAGCCAATACGGTTTATGATAACTATTTAAAAAGTTCCTGCTGTGGATGAATGATGTCTGCCCTCTTCTTCTTTGCTGCCCAGAGAAGGAGGTTGGTGTTCTTGGTTCCAGCATTCTTCTTGAGGTCTCTGATGATGCAGGTCAAAGCGTCTTGAACCGCTTCTTTCTCATTACCGTAGAAGATGTTGACAGCGTCATATCTACTCGGGTAGCATGCCGGACTGTCGTATCCGTCCTTTCCCTTCTGAATGCTGTAGCCCCATATCCAGCCGAACTGGGTCTTGGCGGTCATTACCTTCCATCCCCAGTTGTCTGCATCCTCTACGGAATACTCGATTACGTGCGGATTGATGCAAATATCATTGATGTTGTACTTGAAGCCTTCATGCTCTGCGACTGGCTTCTTGATGTCATAGTGGTTATCGGTCAGCCATTTGAACCAATCGTCCGATGTCTTGAATACGAGCCCAGCGGCTCTGCATTCGTGGAAAAATAATTCATTCATGGCTATTCCCCTTTGATGTACTCAACAAGTGCCTCACGCTGCTCAGGTGTCATTACGTCTGCGATGCGCTCGATAATCTCTTTTTGGTCTGAACTGTCCATTTTCCAGAAGGTGTCAGTAATGATGTCGGCAGTAGTATCGTCTTCGAGATACCACATATTATCCTTTACCACATTCATTCTTGCTTCTTCATTTGGTAAGTTCGTGAACATGTCTACCAAAAACTCCTCTTGGTCTTTATCCGATAAATTGTCGAACATATCCTCCAGGTCGATGTCAATGCTCAGATTATTGTATTCTGCCATAATTCTTTCGTTTTAATCGTTTAAAATCTGCTTACCCTATAATTTACCGCCCGAAGAGTAGAAACGGCTAAGAGCGGCTAATTTTACCCTCATTCGTTATTTTTCGGGCTTCCAGTCGATGCCCAGCCGCTGCAGAGCTCCCTGCTCGTAGAATCTCGCCAGTGAATCCTTGGCTGGCTTGTTCCGTGGATTCTTCTTCAAGTCGTCCAGGTTCTGCTGTATTACCCATCTGAACTTGTCGTCTTGGCTCTGCTGGCTCGATGGCTGCTGGTGCTTGGCTTGCTCGTAGCGTTCCCCGATGCTCGGTCTTGCCGTTGCCGTTGGATCTTGTGCCTTGGCTGCTGCCTGCGGCTGCTGGCTTCCTGCTGGCTGCTCGTTGTCGTAGTTGCCTTCAAGAACCTTTGGGAAATTGGAAGGGCACATCATCCAGTCGAAGCTTGCAACCCATCCCTTTCCGTTCTTGCCGTTCATGAAGTCGCTTGCCATTGCCTTGTCGATTGCCTTATAGACCATCTGAACGTCCCCTCCGTATTCCCTTATCCTTGAACGGACGTTACCCTTGCGCTGGTCGCTCATCAAGGTCAACCTTCGCATTACGCTGCCCGACTGGTCGTGCTTGGTGTTCCAGTATTCTTTGATAGCCGAAAAATCAATCTTGGCGCATCGTTTGGCTGGGTCAACTTTCGGATTTTCCGAAATTGACAAACCTTCTTTAGAAGGTATATTATCTGTTTCTTTAGAAACATCATTATCATATACATTATCATTTACATATTCATTATCATATACATTATCATTATGCAATGCAATTTTTGCATTTGTATTCAATTGCATACTTTTGCATGCTTTTGTATGCTTTTGCTGCGGCTCTTCTGCATTTGCATCCAATTGTTTTTTTTGCCAACGTTTCTGTGCATTTGCACGCAGCTTTTCTCGCTTTTCATTGTACTTGGCTTGGTTTCGCTCCATATCATCCTTGATAAAGGCGAAAGCCATACGTAATGTTGGCTCCAGGTTGATTACCTCGCCATCCCTTGCGTATATGAAAATCGCCCTCATAAGTTTTCCGAGTTGCTCATCCGTAAGTCCCTCGATGATGGCGTAGTATGATGTGTATAAGATGAATGAATCGTTCATAATTTTATTCTGATAATGATAGTTTCTTTTCCAGCTTCCGTTTGAGCACGGTGGCCATGCGGATTTTGTTCCGTTGGCTTGTGTCGGTCGGTGCTGTCACTTTCCCACCTAGGGAAATATAACTCTCCAGTTGGGAAATTATATTCCTTAGGTCGGTTTTTGATACAGAAACGCTTGCCATAAGCCCTGCCTTTACTTTAAGAGTAATCTCCGTGCTCCCTGCACCTGCTTGATGTAGGCAGCGCATTCCTCGGGATGGTCTGTCTGAAAAGCCTTGGCATCGAACTTCTCGCTTGCCTTCGGTGCTTTCCACGTTGCCAGCGTCTTGCCGTTTCCGTCCACGATGCTCTCTGCATCCCCGAAGAACAGCTTTAAGTTGTCCTCGATCTCCTTCTGTCGGTTCTCCAGTGCCTTGCCCTTCTCCTTGATGTCCTTCAACTCGATGAGCATATCCCCGATTTCGGCTGTGGCTTCAATCTCCTTTCCTGCCTTGTGCAGTGGCGACTTCAGGAGAACGTCTTGTGCGCTGTAGGCTGGCGGCTCTTGATTGCCCACGATGTAGTCAAGCCAGAACTTGGTTATCTCGTCCCTCATCCATCCGAAGAATTCGGGGTCGAAGTCGATGTCACGGTAGCCGAACTCCCTGCCTGCTGTCAGCCAGGCCAGTGCTCCGTCCTTGTATTCTCCAACTCCGAGGTTCATCTGAAGCTGACAGAACCAATGCTTCGGAAGGTCGTCTGCATCTATCTGCATCTGCGTTGTCTTGCACTCGAGGATGCTCTTACTCGCTTCGTTGTGCGTTGCTCCTGCTCGCCAGAATGTGCGATCAGGAGATACACGTAGATACGGTGCATCGGTGTTCGTGATGGTGTAATCGTCCGTGCTCGCCTTGATGATGTGGCAGTGGCTCTCTCGCTTGAAGAACTGCGCCACTGCATCCTCCAGCAGGTGTCCTGCAATCATCGCAAAATTCTCAACCTTTGGTGGGTCGATGCCCTTCTTGCGTCTCCACAACTGGTATGGGGTCTCCCATGGGTTCAGTCCCAGTACCGTGCCTGCCTCTGATGCACCTATTCCGTTCGAGCGGTTCTGCAACCACTCCTCTCTGCTTTTGTACTTGATTATCTGTTTCATTGTCTGAATGTTTTTATTTATTCATTTTAAGAATTTTTCAGCTGCTTTCAGAACGATAATGCGAAGGAATTTATCCCTTTGCATTGATTGAGCAATTCCTTCTGCGAAGGAACTTGTTTTACCGTGGTAAGCAATATGCAAATCGAATCCTTGGTCTCCGTTTTCGTCTGGATCTCCATTCGGCTCAATTGCAATCTGCAGATAGTTTCTGCTTCCTCGTCTTCCTCAGCCCATGTCTTGTATGCCTTCGCTGTCTGAGCAAAGTACTTGTCTATGGTGCTCTCGTGTCTTTTATTGTCTGTTTCGTTCATTTTCTTCATTTGATTTACTGAATGTTTAAAAAGTTGCCACGGCTTCCCTTTGTCTCGATGGGACCCACCCCCATAGGTTGCACCGTGGCGGTGCGGGCTATATTATAATAAAACGGCTTATTGCTTCGCTGCCTTGCCAGTCTTGCCCTGACTGCGGCTCATTGCCTGCTGTGCCTTATTCTTTGCATCATCGGCTGCTGCCTGCGCCTGCTTTGCGATGGCTTCCTGCTGCTTTGGCTTCTTGAAGGTCTCCTCTACGGTGGTCGTGCCTTCCTTGATAGCGTTGTACACACCGCCAAGCTTCTGAATGTCCTCTGCCGTGACTTCCTCGGCTGATTTCTTCCCGATGTAGTCAAGCAGCATAAGGTCTGTTACCTGATAGGCTTGGAAGCAGGCTACACAGTTCTTCCACTGGCTCTTGACGCCAGTCTGCTTGATGTGCTCGAGAGCCTTCGCCTGCACCTCCTTGACTACGCTTGATATTAAGACCTGCGGAACGACCTTGCAGATTGCGTTACGCTGTGCGATTGCCACAGCTGCATTGCCGACTACCACCTGCATATCCTGCGAGAAGGCGTAGCCCTTCGAGGTCAGAATGCTGCGCTTCACTTCGACAGAGTAGGCAACATTGCTCTCGAGGTCATGGCAGACGCCTTGTGCCGTGATGGTCTTGCCATCATTGGCGATGATGCGGCCAGCGATTCGTAGGTTCTTCCAGCAGGCAGAAATGATTTCCGTGAATCTCACGCTCGGACCCTCAATAATCGATACCTGACCATCCTTGCCCTTGCGCTCAAGATGATAAAAGCAGTTGTAGGCTACGTCATCGTCCATAGCTGCCAATGCTACCATGTTCTGCTTGCATTGCGTGATGTCTCTCGGGAACTTGTGCGCTGTTGCAATCTGTCCGTCAATCTCCGAGCGGTTGATAGCTTCCAGCATTTCGCCACCGCTCACTTGAATAATTTCATTTTCCATAATTCGTTCTTTTTACTGTTCAACTTATTGTTCATTAACTATAGTGGAAGGCTGGGGATTCGAACCCCATTGCTGCCCCACCCTTGCCTGCTGCCGAGGGATGCCCTTCCGTTGCAGGGCGCACGCTGTCTGTTTCCGCATATTATTTTATATCGCATGAATTAGATAACCTTTGAAATGAGCTTTGCGTGCGCCCTTTGCCCTGCCGCTGCAGGGATTTAAGTGTCAAATAACCTTATAACTATCATATCCTAAACAAGTTGATCCATAAGAATGTCGAGCCTGCTTTCGCTGAAAGCGTCAATAGGGTCTTGGTCTGCGTACTGGCTGTTCTCCTCCAACCAGTCGTCCATCACGTCTTGATAGTTAACGCAGCCCTCGATGGCTTCCTCCAGACGCTCGCTTTCGTTGTTGCTATTCTTGTGCGTCACGACCGCTACATTCCCGGTTCTGTCGCACCATACGCAGATGTCGCCTGCCTTGGTCTTGATGTCTATCCTTGCAACCGCTGGGTGCTGTGGCTCACGGTCTATCTCCAGCCAGATGGCTTCGTACATCTTCTTCCTGCACTGCTCGATTATCTTACTCATTCGTTACCTCCTCTCTGATTGAATATGTAACTTTGGAAGGTCTCACGGCACGACTTCAATACCTCGTTGTCCGTTCCGTCCAGTGGTATGAGCGGAATGTTATCCAGTGCCACGCAAAGGTTGCCATTAAACTCTCTGTACTGGATTCTTCGCTCTGCCTCAAAATAGCACTTGTTGTTCAGTTTGCAACGCTTTCTGGTCTTGCGGTTCGACTTCCAGTTAGTGATAAGCCAGCAGATGTCTGTGTACTTCACGATCATCCTGCGCATATTGATTGATAACTTGCTCATAGGGCAACCCTCCACGCTCTCTTGATTTCTGCGCCCTCGATAACCTTGCGGTTGTCGATTCTGCGGAACTTGACCTTCATCTTTCCAGCCTGCAACCATCTGCGCAGGGTGTTTCGATGGATGCCCAGTACCTTGCAGGTCTCTGTCATTGTGTATCTGCCTGCATCAGCTACCTTTGGTTCTTCGTTCGTCATAACTAAGCCCTCCAAAAGATTAAAGTTACTAACATGGTGACAAATAACAGGGATAACACTTCGTCACTTGTGATAATCTCGATAAACTTCTTCATACGCTCTGAATGTTTAAATGGTTTACTTACTTGCGCACGGCTGCACGTCTCTTCTTTGGTGTAATCACTCCAGCTTTGATAAGACATACACGCACGTTCTGCTGAGTGCAACCCACATGCTGCGAAACTGCGAGCATTATTCTACTGTCCGATGTCTCGGCAGGTGCCTTTGCTCGGAAATCTGCAAACATCGCTATGATGTTCTTCTTTCGTTCGTCCTGCTGCTTCTGCAACGGTGTTCGAAAATCGTAATTGAAATTTTCTCCCATTTTTATTTGTATTTTAAATTATTTTCTTTATCTTTGCAAATGAGCTTTTAAACTCGTTTCTGAAATCGTTTGTAAAAATAAAACAAATATTTTAGATTACAAAACATTTAGTAGTTATTTTAATTTTAATTTAATATTATTTAATTTTGTTTTAACATGAACGGAGAAGAACTGAAACAATATATTAAACGGTCTGGAATGTCCGTTGCTGCTGTTGCGGAGGAGTTAGGAACTAGTCCGCAGAACTTGAATGCAAAGTTTAACCGCAAGTCTATAAAGATAGATTTCTTTCAAAAGATAAAGGAAATAATCGACAAGTGTGCCCCTCCCCTACCAGCCGAGATGGAAGAGGCTGTTTTCGGTTCAAATGTCAATGGCTCGAACAGTTCCAACGTTTCCCAGTCAATAGGTAGTGATGCTGCTTTGGCTGCTGAAAACAAGCTGCTGCGAGAACAGAATGAGTTCCTGCAAAGTCAAGTAAAAACGCTGCTTGCCATTGTCGGGCAGAGATGAAAAATCATTAAATCAATTCTAAGTAACAATGAAAGATGAGGACTTCATTGAGCGGAAGGAGAAGATTCTTCTTGCCGCTCTCGGTAAAAGCTGGCTATGGAAAGCCAGTAGGTTGATAATAGGAATCATCCCTCCAGTTGGTGCGCTTGTCATGCTGGTACACTGCACCCTGCTCTCGTTCGGCTATCGTGTAAAGTTCACGGAGTGGATATTCGACTGCTCGCTGTTCGGGTTCATCGCCTGGATCATCGTCAGCCTAGCCTATGGCTTCTGCTGGGTGCATCGGGCGTTCGCTACATACGGAGTGCTGATTTCCTTCTGCATCGACTTCCAGCGTTCCTTCGGGTTCGGTGTCTTGCGCCAGCCGATGCACCTGCTGATGGTCGTCCTTGGTCTCTTCTTCATCTTCATCAAGAAAAAGGCTTGGAATGAGTTCTACGACAGAAATATAAATCATTTAAATAAATAGGCAAT